GAAGCCTTGTATGACGCATTTTAATGCCGATTACGAGGCTTTTTCGTGTGAATCAGTGTCAAGACATACAAGATAATTCAGGTCGGCAGGAAGCGGCAAAAGAATGGCGAGCAGATTTTTGGCGAAGATTTTTGGCAAATCCGGCTCAGTTTGCAGCTTGGGCCGGTCGAAACCTTGGAAAAAGCGCAAAAGTTTCGTGAATCAGCGAAAAAGTTGCGAAAAATTGTCGCAGAACAAAATTGCAGCATCCTGGCATTTTGCAGTGGATCAGATTGTAGCCACTTACGGTCACCGGCCACTGCGCCCAACCGCACCGGACAGATTTTTGGAAGCCGGACAGATTTTTGGCGAGCCGGCCGGCCGGATCATGCAACCTGGTCACCTGGCCGGAAATGGTTGCATCGACAATGGTTGCATATGCAACCAAATTGGGGTCGTATGGCAAAATTGACATATCGCACATTTTCGGATGATGTGGCAAATATGTCATATTACGACAATAATAAAATGATGCAATTATCAGTCGATTACACATATCAATTAATACTCATATGTTGTATGTCGTATTTCACTGGGAAATGCCATTTTCAAAATTTCACATCATACTTTGGCACATATCACACCATGACCTTAAAATGGTACGTTAAAAAAAACTTAAAGAAATATTGAAAAAAAAGTGAAAGGAATATAAAAAGTACTATTATTGCATTCGGAACGCATCAAATAACCCAAAAATCAAACATTATGCAAATGGTTTTCTTCATTGTTGTCTCTGTTATCATTGTTGTAGGCTTCGCACTGTCCAAAGGTCTTAAGTCAGCAAACGACATCAGTAAATATTAATTATTAAAACACAAAAATCAGAGTTATGAATCAGGGTATTTTCGCACAAATGGACGGTTTAAAGATTGATGAAATTAAAATTGAAGACTTTGTTCGTGATAATCAAAAACATGAGGTAACTGTCATTTTTTATTATAAGATTATAAACAGAGTAACATTTTTCTTGATGACAAATGAAGTATATAATATATGCAAAAAACATTATACGGATGACGTTTATAAGGTAATTTTTCACCTACCCATTGAATCGTCAGATATTGAATTTTCTAATTAATTTAAACCCTACACATGAAACCAAAGTACATTCAGCGCAAGAGGTCAGGCAATTTCGTTATCAACGACTACGAAAAGAGTGGACAAGAATTGATAGGTAAAGTTTTCAATCCTTTACATCTCTATTCCTTTGTAAAGTCGCAAATTTGGAAAGATTACGACATCATATACAAAGAATACGGATTTTCACATAAGAAGGTAAAGGTTGAAAAGTTCACGCAATCTCAAGCGTTAAATGCTTTCGATATCAGGACATCGAAAAAAGCCATTGCGGAAAACTTTGCAGACATTAATAAATGGGCTTAATCATTCGTACACACATAAAACACAAAAAACACAAAGTCATGAAAAAATTGCATCTAATCGCAGGTAAAGACATTTTACGCCCTGCTCAGCAGTACATTCAAGTAAGAAACGGATTCGCTTATGTAACGGATTCACATACGGCCATAAAAGCTGAAATAACTGAAGTTATGCCTATCCTTGAAGATATGCCTTCAGAATATTACATACTTGCAAAGGATTGGGCAAATATGGCAAAAGTTCAACCCATAGCTTTAATACGTGAAGGGAATTACATAAAAGCAATCGGAAAGAAAAACACATTTATCTGTCCTTTCATGGATGCAGCTACATTCAGCGACAAAATAGGCCGTTATCCTGACGTAAATTCCGTTCTACCTTCAATCCCTGATATGTCTGAAAATACTGTCCATTCTTTCGGAATAAGTCCTGAATTGTTGTACAATTTATCTGAAGCAATGGGGGGTGGTTCCGTTTGCGTAATATCGAAAGGGGATACTAAAGTATTCTTTGTTTATCCCATTATCGATGGCGAGCCGAAAATGTTTGGCGTAATCATGCCCGTTTATGTTGGACAGGATAAAAAAGACGATATAAAAAACACAATCAACAACTTAATAAGCGCAAAATAATAAGACGTTACAAGATAGTTGCAAAATTAGGCACACATAAAACACAATAAAATGAAAGTTACAAATCTATCAGCAGCCAATGCCATTAACGCCAAAAGCCATAGAAAAGAAGATTGGGCATATACTCAATATACATTATTGGATTTATCAGGTGAAAGGGTTTATTCCTCTGTAACCATTAGGATTTACTTTAAATCATCGTCAAACATGGTTTACGCTTGTTTATGGTTCAATATTAATGGCGAAACCTATGGCAGCGGCTCAGGCCGTGCAGGCGGCTACGGCTACCACAAAGGAAGCGCAGCAGCAGCGGAAGCCTTCAGGGCGGCAGGGTTCACATTAAATGAACATATATCAGGTCGGGGAGACAGTGCCATAACTGACGCCCTCGAAGCTATTGCCAACTATGCAGGCCTATCTAAATATTACATTCACAAAGCAAACAACTAAGCAACACCAACCAACAATATAAAGAGGGCAGCCAATTGGTTGCCTTTTTTATTGCACATGGCGCATGTCCAGTCACGCAATTAAGATAAAACGCATTTTAAAGCGATTTAAGGCACTATATTGTATAAATGGTATGTAGGCATTCAAATACTATTATAAGTCTTATAATAGGGCTTAAAATAGGCTACAATAGTATTCTAATATATTGTATCCAATACCTACTATATTGAATACGTAAATTCGGATATATATAGTATAATATATAAATCGTATCCAATGTAGTATTCAATAGGGTAGTTAAAATATAGTATTAGGGTAGTAACGAACTTGTAACTGAAAGCGGCCACGGCTTGCAGTGAGCACTGATGCAATTAGTCAACCGAAAAGGTAGGATTATGTCGAAATGTCAGCCGAATTTGGACGAAAACGACAACACGAAACGGTAACGAAACATTTTCGTAAACGCACCGAAAAAAGGCGAAAATTCAAGAAAGCTTTTCGTCCAGGGCTTTAGTGCCTCTCACAAATCTGCTCAGCCCAAATGAATTTGTGAAAGCCATGTCAAAAACTACTGTAACCGGAATTATGGCCAAATATTATGTTAAATAGACCAAGTGGGATTTATTGTGTGATTATTGGTTGGTTTTATGTGCTGGGTGGGAATCTGTGCGTCTAATTTGGATATAATTCTTGAAGTAGTGGGAATATGTCTTGCGGTCATTCTTGATGTTTGCCAGGTGAACGTATGCGGAACTGCTGATGGCTTTTATGGATTGCGCCATGATGGTTCCTTTGCGTGATATGGCTTCAAGCTTTGCGTATGCGTAGACACTGTTGAATCTTGCGATTGGTTCGTTGTATGATCCTGCGAGGAATATCTCTACCATAACTAAATGTTTAGGTAAAGTTATTCCAATTTTCCGGCAAGTTGGTACATGATGTTTTTGGGTCTATCCCACTTGGACTTTATTGTGTCCTTATCAAGGATTATGCTTGTCATGTTTTCGTTGTAGGTGGGGTATGTGTTGTATAGGTCAGCCATGGCTATTCTATGGCCCCAAACGGTTTTTTTGTGGAGGTAGAGGCAAAAATGCGGAACCATTCGGTTTTGGTTTACCCACCACATTTTTTTTAGGGTAAATGTGGCATAACCGATGTGGATGATGTCATTAAGCTTGTTTGTGTAGATGTTTATGGCAGGCATATCCTTGATTTTGGTATTGTAGTACCGGTTAATGATAATGCCAGGCCAACATACCCATTCAAGTGGTTCATCAATAAAATTCAGAGGCGGTGGACTCATCAAAATCACCTTCGTATTCTTCGTACCGGTTTTGGATGTCATGTTGTTCGATTAAAGCTTTTTTGATTAGGGAATACCATACGGTTCCGAGGCCGATTATTTTTTCGATTCCTATTTCGGACAAGAAATACGATTCGACTATTTCGATGTCCTGTTTTTTTTGGGAATATCGTGATATGGTTTTTTCGTAATACACTGGGCCGTACTTTACTACGGCTTCAATGTCATATTCCCGATTATACGCCTTTATTGTTACGCGAAATGTTTCCGTTGCCAAATTTTTCATTGTAGTATTCTTCTCCGTTATAAAATGTGTTTGTGCCGGTCATTATGCCATCTATGCCTTGGTCAAATGCATCAATGACCATAAATCGTTCTTCTGCCAGTAGGGCCAATAGCTTTGGCATGAGTGCATGGAACTCAGGGGGCAGGTCATGGATAACTGTTTGGATGGGTGTCATTAGTCTTTCATTTGCCGGTAAAGGTCCTTCATGATTTTCGTAAAGTCGTTATTGATGTATTTTTCGATAGCATCAATTTCTTGTTGCGGTCTGTTTTTGTCGTATTCCCATTCTACGTCATCGGAAAATGGTTCACCGACTGCATAGATGCGAAATTTGATTTCGACATTGATGTAATCATCAATTTCCGGAACGTAAACTTCTGCGTTGTGGTATGGCATGGTTTATGGTTTTTTAGTTTCTTCTTTAAGCTCCTTCATTCTTTTGTTCATCTTATAATTCGTGTACTTTATAATTGACCGGATTAACGCTTGATCTGTAATCTTTAAAACTTCACGGTCTTTTGACTTTATGGTAAGTACGGCATCGTTTACAAATAACATATTGTAAATTAATTGGTCAAGCCAACGGATAAATGCTTCCATATGCCATATTACGCGTTCAGTATGTGTTTCTTTTTTTTCTATTGACATGGTTTATTTATTTAGTGCTTCGATTAATTCGTCGGCCATTATTCGGGATTCAGCGGCTATTCTTTTACATTCAAAAATACCTAAATCCGTTTCCCCTCCATCCCTTTTTGGTACTCTTGTAAGCAACCCAGTCATAGCCATTGCTGCAAAATATTCCCTTCTTGACAAGCCAATAACTATCGCATCTGATCCATCTTGAAATTGCAAAAAATTAGCACTGACTGGGTCTGTTGGGTCAGATTTTGCATTCTTTACATAATCAAGGAACTTGTCTGAATGATTCATTTCCATTTTTTCTGTTTTAAATTTCTATTCTGAGTGAAAGCGGTCTGATTTCTCGTGTGGTGATGTCAATCACGTGCAAATGCCGGTCTTGGTTAAAATACTTGAGCGGCTGATCTTGGTACTTGGTCCTGACAAACTGCAAAAGTTCGTAGTAGGTCATTGGGTCGGTCATCAGGCAATTATCGGCCCGAATCTCAACCAAGCAGTACTTTGTGCTTAATTTTGCTGAGTTATCAGTTTTTGGAGACATTCCTGGTATTTTTTGTCGATGATGGATAAATAATCGGTGTAAAGGAAATCGGGGATGGATTTTTTGTACTTTCGGAATAGGTGCATACCGTCATCGTAGGCACGATTCAGATTTTCGATGGACATTTGGGCATCCAATACCTGCCGGATTGTCCAAGCATCATCATCAAGGCTTGAGTAAAGATCCACCTCCGAGACCTGATGCTTGTGATACCAATAAAGGAAGAATACCATCATAATTCCAATAGCTGCTGAAGATAAGATGTCTGTGTTCATGTTTGAAAGTTTAGTCGAAGATATGTGCAAGAAATGATAAAAACAAGTTAAAATGACCGAAACTGAAAAATTAAATGATGTTTCTGTGCAAAAGCTTCAGTTTCAATTCATGCAGAATCTCAGGATTTCGCATGGGAACGTAGGTGAGGCTTGTAAGATGATGAAACTTGGGAGGGATGTTTATCTCCAATGGCTTAATGATGATCCTAATTTCCGGTTCGATGTCATGGTCTTGGTGGAGGAAATGGGGGATTTTGTCGAAAATGCCTTGCTGAAGAAAATTCAGGATGGAGATACCCAGGCAATCATGTTCTATTGCAAGACCAAGTTAAAGCATAGAGGCTATCAAGAAGATGCCAAGGCGGCTACTACCGGCCCAAGTAAGACCAAGATCAATGTCATGGTCAATATTCCCAATCAGCCATCGATTCAAATAGAACAGAATGAGGAAACTGATTCCTGAAAATGCTGACCCTCATGTGCAGAGGGAGACATCAAGGCTGACTCGTGGCATTAAGGCCGCAGAGGAAATGGTAAGTGTGGGTGTGGAACGTGTGACGGATATCGGCACTACGGTCGTTTACCACTACTTGGAGAATAGCAAAAAGGAGATTACCATTCTTCAGGGTGGCGCACGTTCCGGAAAAACGGTCAATACGTTGATTTGGTTCTGCGTGAAGCTGATGAGCGAGGAAAACAAAATTCTATCGATCTGTCGTGCTTCATTACCGACTATTCGGGGTACTATTCTGCGTGACTTTAAAGATGTGATGCTGAAGCTTGGGGTGTGGGATGATAACCGGTTTAATCAGACTCAGCTTACCTATGAATTTGGGTCTAACCTTGTAGAGTTCATTTCTACCGACCAACCGCAGAAGATTCGGGGTAGAAAACGGAACTACCTATACATGAACGAGGCGAATGAGATTGAGAAGGAATCTGCGATGCAGTTAATCCTCCGTACTACGGAAAAGACTGTACTTGACTTTAACCCCTCTGACGAAGAAGGCTGGTTCTACGATTGGGCTGAGAAGCCGGAGTCTGATTTCTACATTACTACTTACAAGGACAACCCATACCTTGAGGAAAGCCTTGTAAAGCGTATTGAGTCCATGAAGGAAGCCGATGATAACTATTGGCGTGTTTTCGGCATGGGATTACGTGGCGTGTCGCTACATAAAATCTTTACCCATTGGAAGCCGGTTCCTCGCTTTCCTGAGGATTGCCAGGAGATTGTATATGGGGTAGACTTTGGTTTCAATGCTCCAAGTGCAGTGGTAAAGATTGGCTTCAAGGATGAGAGGGTATTTGCACATGAGGTTATTTACGAAAAGAACCTAACTACTGCGGATTTGATGGCCCGAATGGAGACAGAGGGCATATTCAAAGATGATATGCTTTATTGCGATGCGGCAGCGGCAGAGAGCATAGAGGAATTGATGCGAGCAGGATGGAACGCCAACAAAGCGGACAAGGATGTATTGGAAGGGATTCGTAAGATGAAATCTTTGCCGTTATATGTTACGGACTTTTCGATTAATTTTATGTCCGAACTGAGGGGATATTGCTGGAAGCTTGACAAAAATGGCAATCCGTTAGACACGCCTGTTAAGTACAAAGACCACTTGATAGATGCTTGTAGATATGCGGTATTTACTCATTCAAAAAGCGACCAGCCGGACTGGTATATCATATAATGGGAATCATAGACAGACTCAAAGATAGGTTTGCACAGAAGCAAATGATTCCGACAATACCGGTCGGAGCGGATCGGATGCCGGAATTATATCAGTACAGGCCGAGGATGTATCAGCAGGACCTACTGAATTACCGGTACGCAAAAAGCTACAATACCCACGAAGGCATTTACTCCATAATCTCAATGTTGGCGCAGAAGTTTGCGTCATTCCCTTTGTACGTTTACGAGATTAAGGACTTGCAAAAGTTTCAGCAGTACAAAGCCATGCACCCTGGCAATGCACTCTCCGGAAGCAATTTGGAACGTTCTCTGATGCTCAAAAACTTGAGCATGGAGATTGTAGTGGAGAACGATTTGTCAAGGCTTATTGAGACTCCCAACGAGTATCAGAGCATGACTGAACTGCTTGAGAACTACTACGGATACAAGCTAATCTTTGGTGAGGGTGACCTTTATTTAAATACCGGAGGGGTAGCAGGCGGTCGGCCATTGGAAATGCAAGTGATTCCTCCTCCCATGGTTGGAATACTTAGCAAAGCCGAGGACTTGTTCGGCATTGATGGCTACTACATAAAGCAAGGTGGCATACCGGTCCTGATGGTTGACAAGAAGGACATGATCATGTGGAAGTACTTCAATCCGGTTGTGGATGAAGTAGAGTATATGCACTTAAGAGGATTGTCTCCATTGACGGCTGCGGTAAACATATTGGAAAACTCTCAGTATGCTCAAAAGGCATCCGGTGGGATGTACAAGAACAATGGAGCCAAGGGAGCCTTGTTTGGTAAGGCCATGCCAAGGACAATGAGTCGTGAGCAGATAAACTCCGTGATGCTTGACATCAATGAGCGCATTAACAACAATAGCCAAAAGGGTGCTATTGCTGCTTTGGCCGGAGATTGGGGATACCACAATTTTGGTATGTCTTCCATCGATATGCAGTTGCTTGATGCCCAACGTTTGAACCTTCAGAGGCTTTGTAACATCTACGGAGTCCCAACTGTATTGTTTGACGCAGAGCATACTACCTATAACAACTACGAGTCAGCCATTAAGCAGTTGATTGTAAATAAACTACTTCCTGAATGGAAGTCGTTGCGAGATTTGCTTAACCGGCAGTTGACTCCAAGGTTCCAGGCAACAAGGGGGCGTAAACTCTACATTGACTTTGACTATACCGAACTCCCTGAGATTCAGAAGGACCTGAAGGACCTAAATGATTCAGTGAGGGATGCTCATTGGCTGACTTACAATGAGAGGAGAGCGGTTCTACGATA